GAGGACGACAGCCAGACATTGGCAATTCTAAAATTCTAGCACCAAAAGAATCTTCTATGTATTCTGTTCTCTGTCTGGACCAATTTTTTAAATATCCTATAGGACTATTGAAAAGATTATGATTTTCACTATTAATTAGAGGTTCTTTATAAGACCAATTTTCAGGAGTTTCTACCGCATTTACAGCACCTGATACTGATGGTTCAAAATTAGTTGAATCCCAAAATGTACTATCGTCTAACCAAATATCATAAGGAGTTAAAGTCTCCGAATAAACAGGCCAATAAGGAGAATCCGATGGATTATCTTTAAATGATAAATTATTTATATCCTCAGCTAAATTAGACGTTTTATATTCTGCACCAAATTTATTTGTATTAATTCCAGTAGATTGAATTATAGTTGTTCCACTGGTTATTGTTATATTAACTACAGAATCTTGACAATTAAATTCTATTTTATTAATATAGTCAGGTATACCGCTACCAAAAGTAACCAAGTTTACATTTGTAAGTTTACCCGGTATATTAGTAAACCAAGGGGTAAATTTACGTTCTTCATTCGGATTACCGAATCCGTTATCATTTTGTCTAAACGTTATATAATCAAGAGATTTAGGTAGTCCGTACATTCTATGACGACCAAAAGGCGGTAATTGAGTTTTTTCTGTATTTAAAGATGTAACCGGCTGCGTTACAAATCTCAAAGGGTTTTCATATCTATCTTGCGGATAAAAACTACTGTCAGCTAATGATCTTTGAGTTTTTGTAGGCCACATACTAGAATATTTATGAGGACCAACAAAAATATCAGCTTTGCTTACAGTTACATCTGTTAAAGGATTAGCACCTCCAAAAGACGATGTATAAGTTAACGAAGCATTATAATTTTTTACCGATCTAGCTTGATCAAAAAGTTCGTTGCTTATATTAATGATTTTAGAGGCGGGTACGTTACCAGCTTCAGTACTACCTAAACAAAAAGCGAAAATATTACACGAAGGATAATCGTCATACGCTAAAGTTTTAACATTATTAATAGCGTCAACAAAATTTCTTACAGTTTTTCCGCTACATGCAAATCTTAAAAATACTGGACCGCCGCAGTCTTCGTTATTTATTATAGTTAATCCGCTACCTACAGTTGCGGGATCAACAACTCCTAGTTGATTTTTATCTAAGAAAGGATCACTTCCTAAATAAAACGACATAGCTCTTTTAAAAGTAAATATAATATCTATAGTATCAGTATTTAACCAAGTTCCTCTCGTAATTATTGATCCATTAGGAGCATATTGATAACCAGCGAAAAGTTCTGGGCTTCCTGCAAAACCATCATAAATATAACCCGTCTCTAAAACTAATGAAGCGTGATTTCTATTTTCAATGTCGGGATAATATGATCCAAATGGACCCCAAGGTATGTCTTTATGGAATTGAGCTAAAAACAACTCTACAGTACAATTTTCCGGTACATCATATGTGCATCCACCATTAACATCGCAGTCGGGCGTAATATACGGTTGCTGAGCGTTAAGAGGATCGTTTTTAAAACGTCCCGTTCTATCGAATAGAAAATAAAAAGGACTTGTGGCGTAACATTGACCATTAATAAGTATAGTTGTTTCAAGATTACTAAATATATTTTCTGTAGAATCAAATAAATATGTATTATAATCATTCGATAAATTTTGTAATTTTCCTAAAACGGCACCTTTTTGCGGACAACATTGTAAATCCGATTGATATAGTCTTATATCTCCATCGGAATCTTGCTCATAAGCACAAAAATTATCAAAATCAGAAAAAGAAGAGCCAGAACCTCTTATATTATAACTATCTCCAAACACATAATTAGAATTATACCAATACTCCGGCTGATTTCCGTATCCTAATCTATATTCACCGTATTGACCACTTACTGATTCTCGTATAGAATTAAAAGTATTGTTAGAAATTATTTTATATTTGTCTATAAAAATACCAGAATGAGATACTCCGCAAAGACCGCCGCCGAAATAAATTTCAAAATATTTATTTACGTCTCCGTTGGTCAAATTTTCGTTATAATTAACCTCAACTCCAAATAAATCTAAATCATTTTCTAATGATGTTTGTATATTTGACGCTAAAGTAGTGGGATTAAGATCAAAATCTATAGGATCGGTTGAAACACCATTATAAGAAAGAGTAAACGAAGAATTACTAGCGGCAAAATTTTTGAAAGAAAAGCTGTTTATGTTCTGTATACCGCTATTTAATATATAAATAGGTATTCCCGGCCCTATTTGATTAGTAGCCTCCCAATTGGATAAACTGTCAATAAAAAATGATAAATTTTGTAAAGTTCCGTTAATACCGGTGGAATATACAGGCCCAGCACCATTGTTTTCGGTTAAAATAACACTATTGCTATTGATTTCAACCTTACCCATATTGGGACCGGTATAAGATATAGTAAAAGCGTTATTTTTTGGACCTTCCTCCATTGTGTCATAATCTTTAAAATAAAGACGCTGACATTCACAAACAAATAGTCTGTCGTCTTGACATAAAGATTTATGCGAAATAAAATATCTATTAATGTATTGACACTGATCTACTTCGTCACAAGTTGTTCTAAAGTTTAAATCTACGCCGCAAGGTATAGCAGCCCAATAAATATCTTGTACTGTATTGCCGCAACAGCTTAAAGCGAGTTTATCGTTACATAATAATAATTTATCAGTTCTAGTTCTTAAATAATCCGCCATAAATCCTCATATGATTATACCCTAAACGATAAACCAGTTATAGCCGTCACAAATTAATCTTAAAGATTGATAATTTGAGTTTAACGTATAATTTAAATTACCGTCAATTTTTTGACCCGAGTATCCAGAAACAATAATATTATTAATCGAAGCCATCCCTAAATGATCTTTTATTATTAATTCTCTTCCTGAATTAAGTATAGCGTTTCTTAGAACTACATATTGATTGGAAGCAACGCCGCTTGTTCTTTGAAGTATTGCGTAATCGTCAATAGAAACGTTATATATATTTCCCGTTGGCTTGATTAAATTAACAAAAACGCCTTTAGATACTATGTTACCGTTATAATCTATTTCCGCCAATCCGCTGCCGTTATAAGACAACCAACGCTGTATAGCTAGTTTTTCACCAGTAGTTCCTGTAAAAACATTTTTAGCATAAACATTTAAAGGTGCATCATCAGTAGCACGGGATAGATAAATATGATTTGGAAAACTTGATCTAATTCCGCTGGTTAAACTATAAGATTGAGCCTGAATACCACTAACTACTAGACTAAAATGATTATTTACAGGATAAGCTAGCCCATAATTGGTTTCATGAGCAAAGCAAAGACCGGGATTAGATAAACTTCCGGAGGGTATTCTTATTCCAGAAACAAACTGTTTTAAACCATCAATAATTTGAGTAGATGTAAGATCAACCCAAACTTTCCCGGTAGCACTTGTACCTCCCTGAGAAATACTTAAAGGTGTTGTCAAACCGCTAATTGCAGTTATAGTATTATTAACGCCGCTATTAAAAGTAAACGAAACATCATTACTTATAGATAAACTAATAGTGCCTGTTGGATTGTGTACATCGTAATCAATAGATATACCGGTGGATGCTTGTAATAAATATCTACCAAATCCACTTTCATGATGACGAGCTACTAATATTTGACCCGTTTTGTATCCATTTATTCCGCTACCACCAAAGCCTGTTCCTCCATAATAATGACTTAATGGATTTTCAAATAAATAATCTAAATATAAAGCATCAGTTCCTAAACCCGGATCACCTAAACCTCCATCAGCTACAGTAGAGCATTCTACCGTGTCTTCTTTTTCTTTAGCCATCATAGCTAATTTAGGACGCGATCCATCAAAATAAGTAAATAAGAAACACGGAGAACCTGTAGATAATGGAAAAACCTTATAGTCTGTTGGTCTAGGAGGAAATTCTGGCTTTATTCCTGTAACTATTAAACCAGTGCTGGAACCTTCAGTTAAAGCAACATCGTATGTAAACTTTGTTCCAAAATCAGACTCGGTTGGATCACCGTTATTTTCTATTGTAGTTTTTACTACTTTAGCAGCAAAAACATTAGCATTAGAAGTCCATACTTTGCGTATATTATCCCATCTTAAATCTAACGGTCCTGCTAAAAATGTTTGTTCTTTTACTTTAGAACCATATATAGACGGATCATCATTAACACCGCTACCTGTTCTAAATTTATTAGTTGGTATTCCAGTAGATAATACCCCGCTTATACTCCAAGAAACCGATTCGTTCGGAGCGGGAAAACCAAAAACATCATATCCCCATCCAACATGAGTAAAAGGTGTTTTAAAACCTAAACTTCGTACATTAAAGCGGTCTTTATTAAAAACTTCTGGATCATTTAGATTATTAGGGATAGTATCGCCTATACTATGTCCCTCGTAAACAGTATTTGATCCAAAAGGTATTAAACTATTAACGTCTACAATACCAGAAATAGCCGGATCAACATAATGAGGTACGTTTAATTTATCTTTAGCGGTAGTAAATATTTTAAACCAGCCGCCATAATCAATAGTATAAAGACCGGCATAATTTTTTGATGCTCGATATCTAAAACCATTATAATTTACATTTTTTATATCAGACATTATCTTTCATATCCTTCTGATAGTAGTTTATCTTTTTCCGGCTGTCTACCAGAATTAGGCCAAATAGGATTATCAGAATTAGACTGATTTTGTTTTATCCAATAATAACCGTCTTTTTCTTGTTTAGATTTAATTATTTCTTTAGCTTTTTTATCAATATCTATTATATCTTGTTTAACTTTATTTAGTTCTACTGAATATTTTATTATTTTATCATTTAATATACGGCTGAGTCTATAAGGAGGTAAAGCAAAGGTTTGTAGAGAATAAGACGTGGTTAATCCATCAACACCAACATTCATATTAACGCTTGTTATATTAGAGTTTACCCCTAGTTTATCGCCAATATTAAGTATAGGTGTTCCCGACAAAACAAGATTACCAAAATCCATGATATTTGTTAAAGTCAATGCGTTAGCCGCTATTTGATTTCCAGCTTGATTCATAACTGAAAAACTATTAAAAGTTTCTGGAGATATTGATTCATCTCTTATAATAGAGACACCTCCAATTCTATTAGATTGTTTTATATAAGGACCGTAGCGTTTAAAGTTATCAATTATAGGAATCTTAAAGAAATTAAAAGATGTTACTCGTTTTGGTGCTAAACCCAATTCTGGATAAAAATCAGCAAAATTAACTAAAGGAGTAATATTTTCTTGTGCGGTTAAAGCGTTTGGACCTTCAGGATTCCACGAAGTATTATCAAGCAATTCTCCTTTTCTGAAACCTTGAAATATCGCCTTTTCGGTAAAACCCATAGCTCTTAAAAATTCGACAAACGCAGACGGATAGTTTTCATCAATAAAATTTTTATACATTATAGGTGTTTTTAACTGTACGATAGCTCTTGTAGTATTATTTTTATCTTGCTCTACTTCACATGCAATGTATAAATCTTTATTATCTAGTATATAATCAGATGTTGGTATTAATCCTAAATCTACTTTAGCGGTATCGCTAGTTTTATTAGTTGAATCATAATAAATAACATTACCATTAGCGTCTACAATATTATATATTAATTTAGAAAAATTGCCTTGATTGTCGCGAACATTTGATAAAACAACGTGTGCTTTTACTCTACCTAAATTATCCATAAAAGCTGAATTAGCAGCTTTAAAAATAGCAAAAGATATACCATCAGAATAAACCGAGTCTATAACTTCATATCCATATCTAGTATCTAAAGTAGAAGCATCTTGGCTTGTATTAACAACTTTACCGGCGTAAAAGGGTAACTCTACTAAAAAAGTTTTACCGTAATGTAATTCAGCAGCTTCCTTTGTAAGTTGATAAACAGATTCTAGTAAAGCGACCTGTTCTGCGGTTCTTTGTAAATTATTTGAATCCAGAGAATAAAAGTCAAATTTATTACCATAAGTTGAATAAGCATTAATAATTTCAGGATCAGTAAAATTATGTATAATCCAAGATTGAATACCTAATGCTTCAGCGACATTAGGCATTTCTTTATATAACACAGCTTCCCAAGCATTTTTACTAGTTAAAGCAGCTCTAAGAACATTTTCGGTTGGACGATAGCCTTTGATATTACTGGTTATATCGCCAATAAAATTGGTAGGAGGATAGGTTTCTCCTAATCGATATTTTTGTCTACCGTCAAATTGTAGTTCTGGTAAATTATTTGTTATTCTAGCATCATCAGAAACAATACTATCTAATAAAACAAAACCAAATTCTGCTTTATCGTTTGGATGAATGTAATTATTTAAAGACGTATAATTATTACCGGCAGCACAAACTATTAAACCGTCACCGGTCTTTCCCCAAGATTGTACGCCCTGAGTAGCGACATATAATTGAGATTGATAATCGCCTTCTACAACCACAGAACTAGCACCGCGACGTAATTCTTGACCGCGTTGATATGATATTAGTGTACCCGCATTTTTTTGTGCGGCAATAAAATTATCAATTTGAACGCCTTCGGTAGACTCTTGCGTTTTTCTAGATACGCTTTTTATATTAATTATATTAAAAAGATTAGACGGGTTATATGATTCGTCAATATCTACATAAAAATCAACACCTATTTTATTCGCCACTTCATTCAACACCTCTTCTAAAGAAGCGATATTTTGATTTATTCTTAAATAATCTGGTGCTTCAAATCCTGAATCAAAATTAAATTTAAATATTTTACCAAATAAATTAAATTCTTGATTTAAATTTATTACATTTTTAATCTTGTTCCATGACATGCCATTACGATTGTAATCAGCGTCACCGTCATTACCATAATAATCATAAACATTTACTAGATTATATATACCGGAACCTAAAGCTAAATTAGTAGCATTAGGTATATTTGGACCAGTACCATCTAGTATAAGTTGTATATCTGAAAATAGTATTCTAGGATCAGAAATTTTAGTATTATAAGTAAATCCATTTTGACTATTGTTATACGTCCAAGATTCTATAATGCCATAAAATTTTACTGCACCAACGTTAACCCCGCTAATATTACCGGGTACAATATTTGAGGAATCAAACAGTTGACCGCGTTCGGTATCTATTACATATTCTAAATCAAGCGTAGAAGCCTGACTGTTAAATCCTAGCTGCAATCCTAATCTTTTAAGATATCCGCCGCCAAAAAAAATTGGTTCCGTAATATTTTGCATTATGTTCTATATATCCATGTTATTGTTCTGTTATAAGCCCCGGTATCAACTGAATAGCTAACATTATTATTATTAATGTAGTATGGAGTATACGCTGGTTTGTATAGTTCAACTAAAGTATTAAAATACGTCTCTCCGTCATTTTCGTTAGCATCTACATCTAAAACTAATTGAACATTGAGAGTTTTTGTTTCTTCGTTTTTGGTTCCAATATCTTGAATTATTGGGCCTGTTTCTAAACCCGGTATTATTTGTACTGCTGTAATTCTTCTTGGTTTGGCAATATCAATAGTAATTTGTCGCGAAATAATCTTGTCATCATCAATATTATTGTTAATACTAAATTGATAATTATAATTGACTGTTCCGTTGTTTTTATTAAAGGATTCTGTTCTACTGATAATTCTATCAGAAACACTTATACCTAAAACTGATTCTATTCTATTTTTTAATTGAGTTTTAATTGAATCGTATCTGTTTTTAGCATTATTATATTTTGTGGTACTAACACCGTCATTGCTAAAGCCTATTATATTACCAACTATATTAGCAGTACTATTTTTAATATTTCTTTTATCCGCAGTAGTTATTCCTCCGTCAGTTATAGATACTTCGTAAGTATCAAAATAAGCACCACCTACAGGATTATCATCGTCGGTATAATTATACGCAGCACTATAAGAAATCTGTAAAGACGATTTATTATATCCTATAGCTAACGATAAAGGAACCGTATTTACCGTTATTCCTGCATAGGTTGAAATAAGACTGTTTAAATTATTTTTAATACTATTCCAATAATTTATAACATTTGTATAGGCGTCATTAATTGAACCATCAATAGTAAATCCGGTTATTGTGCCTTGTATAGACACATTTGAAAAACTTCCGGAGTTTTTATTGTCTGTTATAGAATAAATATGGCTATAATTTTGAGTAGGATAATTTGTATAAGTTATATTATAACTAAATATACCATTTATTCTATTTTTAGATATATTTTTTGTTATATATAAATGATCTGAGTTAAGGCCAAGTATAGAAGGTATTGTAGGTTCAAAAATATTAAAAGCGTTTTCTGCAGCCACTATTCTAGCGTCTTGATCTATTGTAGTATCAAATCCTTGTATACTACCATTAATAGTATAAGTGACTTGTATATTTTGTCCGGTATCTAAATCATCATTTTGTGATCTAGCGTATTGAATAGAAATATCATAGTTATTAACGCTAGCATCATTACTTTCATTATATAAATAAACCGTTGTTATTGAATAAGAACCAGATAATTTATCTATTGTTTCTGTTCTTCGTTTATTATATTGTTGTAAAGTAGCGTCAACGATATATGACGTAAAGCCGCTATCTAATTTAGACACAACCCATTCTTTTGCGTTTTCCCAAGGTTCTTTAGAATTGGAAAAAGATGATGGATTGTCATATGAGGCGGTACCAACCGCAGAAATAGTTCTCGTTACGGTAAAAGCACCGGAACCGTCTTCAGATTCAACAATTTGTATATTATCACTAGCTTGTGTAATATACTTATTATCAAAATCTCCAAAGCTATCTTCGGAACCTGTATTTTGTTTATTAACTTCGGTAGTATCTAAAGTGATGGTATAATCGCAACGATCAACCCACGGACCTTCAACAAAATTAAAATTAGCGGTTTTAACATAAGCTAAAACTGCTGGTGTTCCATCGCTAGGACCGTATTCTAAAAGTTTACCGGGTTGAGAAAATACCTCTCTCAAAGCCTCTTGTTTGCTTAATATTGACCCAAATCTACCATTATCGGTAGTTATATTTTCATTATTTGGATAACCGGATGTAGTATGCCAAGTTCCGCTACTTGTAGGCGAGCCTTTATCTGGTAATAACGTGCCTTTTAGTACAACTTGAAAATTAGAAGAAAGAGGCCGACCATCAGCACTATTAACTATATTTTTTGTTAATGTAACAAAAGGTGCAGGTATAATTTTTTTACTGTCAATAATAAGCATTAATATCCTCTAATAAATAGATTAATTCCACTGGTATTATACACATAGGCTTTAATATACATATCAAAACTACTCTCAACAGCACCACTGACGCCCTTTATAAAAGCGTTAACATAATCGTATTCTCCACCGGCACCTTTAACGAATAAATTAAACGATCCGTTACTTGATGGCGTTAGACCATTAATATAAAAATTAACTTTACCACTATTTTCTATAATTGTATTTGAAGTAGCTCCGGTCGGTTCTATTCCTGTACCAATTATATTTAATGGTAAATAACCGTATAACCCACTGCCTCCAATTAAAGGAAATTCGGTATTTGTGAAAAAACCTTTGACAAAACAATTAACAGAAGAATTATCTCCAAAACCATTAATAAAACAGTTTATATTATTATTTTGACTTGGATAATATCCACTTAAATAACAAGGAATGTATGCTATTCCGGTTGGATCAATTTTACCGCTAACATAAAAATGTATATAATCGCTATTTGTGTAGTAATCTGAAGAAGATAAAAAAAGATTTACGCCGTTAAAATAATAACCAGCAGTAGAAGCACCTTCTAAAAACGATAAGATGTTGGAATTTTTATTTGTAGGAATACTAGACATTATTCAGTTCCCGGAACCGGTATAGATTCTGTATTGGGTCTTGTACCTGTAGCTTTTTCAATTGCTGTAGCGATAGCATCTGCGATATTATTATTATTATTTCTGATCAATTCTTTAAAAATAGACCCGTTGATTATATTTAAATCAACTTGAATTGGAGATACTTTAATTTCAGTAACTATACCGCCATTACCGCCGGTAAATCCTTTAACAAAATTAGATAGTTGTTCGGCGGCTACTTTTACGCTTTCTAAAGCGGTAGAACCGTCTTTACTAAAATTTAAAATAGACGTTAACATAGCGGTACTGTTTTCTATTGCTAATTTAGCGTCTTTTCCTTGCTGCTCCGACTCTTTTAATTGAAGAGTAACTAATTTAAGCTGTTTGTCTCTTAATTCTTTTTCTTGCTCGTTACGATTTAATATTTCTTTACGCTGTGCTTCTAAGGCTTGCTTAAATGTGCTAAAAAATTGATCCGCATTTCCGCCGGTAAAAGCTGCTGCTTGTCTAGATAAATCTCTAGCTCCGCGATTTAAAAACGCATCTTCTACTGTTCGTCTAGCTCCTTCAAAAGGACTACCTTTAATATCAGGTATTCTTTGCAGAGTTTCAAGCAGCTTTTGTTCTTGTTCTGGATTAAAGCGATTTAAAACTTGTCTAAATCTTTCTTGACCTCCGGCGTTACGATTAATATTACCAAAGGATGATCTACCACCACCTAAAGCTGATCCTAGTTGTTGTAGTAAATCTAAATTAAGACTATCCTTACCTCCGCTTTGATTGCTAGCGGATAGGTTTTCTCTACCAAAATTGATTAATTCACTTCTTTGCTGCTGATAAGATTGTATAAGTAGACCAGTGCCCTGAGTTAACAAATCTAATTGCGTATTATACGCTTGCAACGCTTGATTAATTTCATTATATGTTAATGCGTTATCACGAATGGCACTATTAATTTTTTCTTGATCTAATAAACTTGTATTTTGGACTGAGAGATTTGAACCTGTTCTGCCGATGATAGCATTATTGGCATTAATTCTGTTTTCAAAGCCTATTGAGGATGTTCCTACTCTATTAGCGTTAAAAGCATCACTTAAAACTTTAAGAGTAGCTGTAAGCGATTGTTGATCGCTTAAATTACCAACCGCGGTCAAATTATTAATAGAAGATAACTGTCCTGTTTTTCGAATATCATTAATTTGATTACTAAATTCAAATACTTTATTGCTAGAGTCGATCAATCGTTCATTAAATCTATTAACCGACTCTTGTATTTTATTAAAACTGTCATTTACACTAGCTATAGATGCTCTTATAACCTCAACAACACCATTTAACTGCTGATTAGCTAATTCTGATATTCCGTTTACACCGCCTGAATTAAAAGCGTTTATAAAATCTTCGCTTTTAATTTTTTTTCCAGTTGTTATTTGTAATTCACTTATAATTTGACCTATACGTTCTGTTCCGGGATCAACAAAAGTATTTAAAGGTGTACGGCCTTCGCTAGTATTATTTACAAAATCTAAAGCAGCTCTTGAGGCGTTTTTAAGATTATCTGGATTTGACAATATGGTTTTTAATTCATTTATTCTAGAATCTATACCATCTGATATTTGTTTAAATACAGCAACTTGCTGTTGATCTATTCCGGTTCCTTGCAAAATTGATGCATTAGAACTAATAGCATTAAGTAAATTTTTACCGCTTAAATTTAATGACGCAGGCTCAAATTCACCACGAATAGACGGAATATTAGAAGTTAATAATTCGTTTCTTTGTAATAAATTTTCTTTATTGAGAGATATTTCAGATACTAAAGACGTAACAGAACTATTAAAGAAATTAGTTAAGTCAATAAAATTAGCTTCAATTTGTTTTAAATTCTGTTTAAAGTTTTTGCTTTGGGCACCAGCAACAGAATCGAATACATTATTTATTAATTTAAAAATTTCTTTTAAATCGCCGCCACCAGCACCGATTTGTTTTAATTCAAACCCCTCAAAAATAGCTTTTCGAGCATCTGAAGTGGTTCCTCCGCGACTAATTGTAGTACGAACAAATTCTTGTAAGCTTTTCTGTACATTATTATTTCTTAAAACATTATTTGTTCTATTTACTATTTCTTCAGGATTCGCTTTGAAGTCTAAACCTTTTAAAGATTCAAATCTAAATTGTAGTACAGAATTAAATCTTTGCTGAGCATTTGCTGAACCTCGTAAATTAGCTGAAAAATTAGATTTAGCTTCAGAAGCATTTAACTCATCTAATTCTTTTTTAGCTTCTTTACTGGCTTTAGCTAAACCTAATAATGCGGTTCCTACACCAATAACACCGCCGACGGCTATTCCTACTGGACCACCAATTAAAGCACCAACAGTAGCACCAGCGGCAGCACCACTTAAAACACTGGATATACCGCTAAAATTTCTGTTACTTCTTATAGCTTCCCGTCTTTGACTGACATTGCCGACTGTAGTATCTTGTAGAAAATTATCATCTATTATTTGACTACCTAAACCAGCAATAATACCTCCGGCACCGCTTAATCCTCTAGCTCCTAATCTAAAACCGTTATTACCGCCAATTCCTGTATTGACAAATAATGCCGATCTAGCTCTACCAAAACCTCTTTGTTGAGCTGTACTTCTTCGGCTATCTCTTCTTCCTAATATAGAATCAGCAAAAATACTTTCTTCTAGTCTTTGTCTTGATAAAATTCTATCATTATCTAAAACACCATTAATATATTGATCAGGTAATAAAGATTCAGCTTGTCGTCTAGAAGACCCGCGAGTTACAAAACCTAGTCTATTGGCCGCAGAAATCGATGCTCGTCCTATAGCTGGTAAAGCTGCTACTGCACCCGCACCAGCTAATAAAGCTACAACTGGTGCCAAAGTAGAACTAAACTTACTTAGTTGTTCCGATGCGTCAGCAAAAAACTTAAACAAATTACGCAAAGCGTTATTATTAGTAAATTCAGCTACAAAATTATTGATAGCAGCTTGTAGTCTTTGGAATGATACCCCTATATCACCTGCTCTTTTGGCGGTTTCTGATTCAAAAGAACCAGAAGATTGATCAATACTACGTTCAAACTTACCTCTATCGCCGCTTATAGCACTAAGCAAGTTAAGGAATCTACCGCCTTGATAAACGCCAGCTAATTGCTGTGCTAATCTAATAGCCTCTGGATTACCATTAAGATTACTTCCGAACTGACGTTCAAAAGCACCTGCGGTACCTGATAATCTATCTTGAATAGTATTACCGGTTACACCTAGGTTTTTTAATATCTGTTCGTTTTCTGGTCTAAATAATCTAAAACCGATAGATTTAAAGAAGCTACCAATAGTTTCAGATGATTCACGAGAACGATCGCGTAGCAACGTAAAGTATTTTAAGAAGTCGTCAAAATTACCGCCAGCTTCAACGAAAACAGCACCGCCTCTTTTGACACCATCAAAGATATCTTTAACTTCTACGGCGTAATCAGCAGCTACTCTGTTAACTTTATCAAATATTTCACTTGTATCATTTAATTCAAAATTAAACTGTCTAAAAATAGCAATTAAACCATCGGCGGTTCTATCAATTCCGTCAAATGTAGCAGCAAGCGGAATCTTAGATAGTTTTTCTGCCGCAAAAGACAATTGATCTATCTTTTGAAAACCGGCCTGTGCTAAGATATCAACACCTTGTAAAGTTTCGGTTGTAGAAACACCAGTAGATAAAGACTGGCCTCTAGCGACACTAGTAATACCGCTTACATTACCTCTTGGTACAGCTAAAATCTGAGATAATCTAGTTTGTGCTTTTTCAAATTTTAAAGCTTCCTCGGTAGCTGTTCTAAAAGCATTAATTACAACGAATAAACCGGCAGTACCTGTTAAGAAAGCACCGTAACGTTTTACCGCTAATCCAATCTGATCGCCGAATTTACTAAAACCTTCGCGGGTTTTATCGATGCCTTTAGCGAGTTTATCGTTTTCTAAAGCCGCTTTTTGTAAAACTTTACTATCTATTCTTTTAGAAAGAATTTCTTCTCTTGATCCTCTAAAAAAATCAGTAATCTTATCTAATCTTCCGGTATCAACATTAGAAGAAGGATTCTGCAATATCGATTGTATTCGACGTATTCTTTGTAGTCTTTGTTCTAATAGTCTAGCTGCGGGGTCTTCTCGCAAAAGAGCAGATTTTAATTCGCGTTCAACTTCTTGTGCGTATTTTCTAGCAGAAGATCGAGCGTTTTGTAATGATACCTGATTTAATTTATTAGCTTGATCCTGCGTAACAGACAAAAAAGAGTTTTGCTGTCTAACAGGATCAAAATTGGCATTATTAGCAACACTACGAATACCAGACAAACGCTGAGATGTTACAGATTTACTTTCTAATTCATTTATTTGTTTTAATAATGTTGCACGACGCTGCAATAAAGCATTATATTCGTTAGAATTATTTTTAGCTTTTTGCGATGAGGTTATTAGTTTTTCTGATTCAGAAAGCTCATTCTTAATAAGAGACAGTGTTTCTTTTTGTAAAGACTGTCTTTTTAATTCTTCTGCGGCAATTTTTTTAGCAGTTTCTATTGCTTTTTGAGATAGACCTTCTTTAGCTAAATCATTAGTAATAAAACTATTACCGACTTGATATCGACCGGTTTTAGAATTAAATTCTGCTGTTACAGCATTAGTAGCCGTTTGTATTCTTTTAATTTCAGAAGGTATTTGTCGTAACGCACCTACTAATTGATTTAAATCAGCTACTAATTTTTTATTATTAACATCTAATTTATTTAAATCAACATTTTTAAATGCCGATTCTATACTTCTTTGAAGCTTGCTTTGAAAAGAGGCTATAGCTGACTGATTAATATCAATCCGGCTTAATTCAGAAACTAGATCAATTTTATTAGCCAAACATCCTACCTTATAAAAGAATAAAAACCCTATATCTCTATAGGGTTATTATACACAATAGGACTATTTAATTTAATCTTTATAAGCTTCTGGATCAACGTCGATAATTAAATTACCGTTTTCATCAACTTTGTGTCCATAAATATTTATAAATTCACCGTTTTCGTTAATATAACGGCCTTTTTCATCTACTAATCTAAAGTTCTCATCACATAATCTACCTTTAGAATCAATTAAACGGCCTAATTGATCAATAAAATTGTATTTTCTTAAAAACTTTATTTCACTGTTTTCGTTTTCGCGTACATCGTGATTAAACTGGAATTTAAAAAAGTAGTTTTTAGAATCAGCTACAAGTTCTGTATCAGAATTGTCTAAATAATCTTCATAGGATTTAAAAAATGTACGATTAGTTTCAAGATTATAAATTGTAGCAAAAATCAAATAATTTATTCGTTCTGATTCAGATAAACTTTCTGCAGTTCTATTGTAGAGACTATCGCGGTTAGAATTGAGTAAGTCTATTTGATTTCTTAGTTTTAGAATTTCTAGAGCTACAGCACGACCTTCAAGTTTAGACAATCGTTTACCGTTGTCTTTACCTGATAACAATACCGATTCTTTTGTTTTTAAAGTTTCGCGTAAAACATCTAGTTTCTCTTTATCTTCTTCTAAAGATAGTCTAGCTTCTAGTAATTTATTAACTTCGGCTGTCAATAAAGCCCCGTCTTCGATAGCTTGCTGAAAAGCTTTATTAACATACTTTTCAGAATCGCGGCGTATTTTCGGTGTTATATCAGACACATATAATGTAACTTCTTTATCGTTCCACTTTGTTTTAAATTCGTTTTTCATCTAAAAATCCTTTTAATTTCTGATCTTGAAAGTCTAATCTGGTTATTACCATTATCTAGTATATTTTTACGCCATTGACAAAAGCGGTCATACCATAGTTCTTCTTCGGGCGTTACTAACGACTCTTCTTTTTCTTCGCCCCACAAATGACCAAAATCGTTTTCTAATTCCGCAATAGCAAAAATAAACGCAGTTCTAATTCTTTTTGATACAATTTCATTTAGTTCAGTTTCAATATCAATTTGTTTGATTTTTTTAAGAGGTTCTTGCATTATTAAAATTTCCTTGATTTACCATCATTTTTATATCACGTTTCATGTCTGGTAATTCATGTTCTTTTAGCGTTCCTTTATTAGTTAAAGCTTTTTGACGATCCTTAATCCTTTGAAGTCCTGCTCTGTCATTTAAATTATACACCTTTTCAGCATCTTCGGGTGAATCAACCACGATTCCTATTTCATTAGAGTTATTAATTTTAGCGTTTTCTGTGCTAAATTTATCTTTCTTTTCTTTTGATCGTTTTTCTTGCTGTTCTATTAGCCAAGCATCTAATAAATCATCGTTTTCTATTACAGAATCATCTGGACAATCTAAACTTTCGTAAACTCCGTCATACAAAATTGACCAAGTTACAAGCTCTTTTTGATATTCAGTCATTTCAGAAGCTGAGTGTTTAAAGAGACTTCCGGTTTTAGTAGATGATCTCCATATAACTCTCCAAGGATCGTTTCTAGCAATTAAACGTATCGATTTAGAATCTATATCAAAATTTAAGTATGTTTTTTTTAAAAGAAAATTAACTATATTTTCTTTTTGTAAAAGATAAAAATCTTTTTCGTTTTCCCACACTCGTTTGTTATTTTTATATGTATTTAAAAATAATAAATATTTGTATTTTTCTATTTTTAATAAATATTCAATAGTATTAGTTAATAAAGTATTTTTTTTATTACTTAATTCTTCTATTTTTTTTCTATTAGCTTTTGCGAGTTCTTCCCATCTCTTTTTTTCGTTGCTTTTAAATTGACAATCTTTAATATTTCGTAATATATTAGTAAAATCTTTAGATAAGAAATCTATTTGCTTGTCATAATCAGGCGACCATAGACCTTTATGAATTAGTATTTCTACAGATTCATCTTGACTTAGCAAACCTTCGGAAACAAAATCTTCTTTTATGTTTTCGCAATATATATCTGCGAGATAATAATGTTCCGGTTTAGGATCATAAACAATATACAAATCGTCTAAAAAAATTACCGGCTGATAGCCGGTAATTATTCTGTAACAAAGTTGATGTATTTTATCTTTATTCAATTAGCTTATAAAGTCAAAACCTGTATATGTTACCGTTAATGAATTGAAATTACTATAGTTATATGTAACTGTCATGTTACCACCGGTAGCGTCACCACCACCCTGAGTAACAGATGAAAGCTTGTTTTTAGTACCTAAATCTACGGTAACTCCACAGTCAAGAACAATCTTAATTGTTTCGTTAGTAAGATTTAGAGTATCTTCATAAGCATCGACAGTATCACCGGCATCTGTTGGTGTAACTTCAACCGAGCATGTAACTTCTACAGGGAAGTTCGCGAAACGATAATAAGGACCGCGACGGCCTAATTCAAACAATTCGCTACGTCCTAAGTTGCAAGCAACGTTGACGTTTTGAATGTGAGCAAGATACTGACCGTTTACATAGTTGTTGGTACCGCTAGAACTAATACCGGGAATATCGGTAGGCCAACGTGAAAGAGTCATGTTAACGTTTTGACGACGCTGAGTACCACCGGTAGCTGTTGGTGCATCAGCATTAGTAAATCGACTTCCGGTTGTATATAAACCAGTAGGTAGAGTACCGGTATTCCAAACTCTGTTATTACCTACTAAAGTAACTGATTCGGTACAGTTGCCCTGCACAGGGAAACTAAAGTTAATAGCAGAAAGATACATACCGCTCATAAATACTAGCGATAAAGGTGTACCGCTAGCTGCGTTTTGAGTTTCATTGTAAATAGCGGCAATAACGTTAGCACGAGCCGAATTATATCTACCGTTTAATGAACTAACGGTGGCTTCTTGTGAAGCCAAGTGTTGCAATAGAGGATAACCGTCTATAACTTTTTGGGCGGTTAATTCAATATTGGGAATATTTTCGATGTTATCATAAATTTCAATCTGGCCGATTTCGAAGACCTGCTCTAGATTGAAGGTTGTATTTTGCCCAACACTCTGTAAACCGTGAGCGGCAATATAACCAGTTGGTTGAGTACTATAGTTTACACCATGTCTTGCGAAAGCAAGTGAGTGGATTGGATAATAAATACGGTAATTCGTTGGCATGTTTTATTTACCTCTAATACAAATATTATACACTTTAAGGATACAAAGGTATTTCAAAAGTACCCCGAACAGTCACATTTTGTATCGGTAAAACCAAATTTGTATTTCTTGTAATCGTAAAATTATCACCAAAACGACAAGTCCGGTAATAATATTGATTTATTAAATCATTATATAATAATCTATTACTATTTAGTGTTCCACTTATTGAGAGCGGTTTAGGGGCGTTGTTTACATTGAAAGTTCCAATAGATTTTTCTTCTAGCCAAAAACAAATATCTGTTAATCTTTTACGATCCTGAGAACTTTGTGTAAAAATATCAAATTCTATTTCCGCTTCTACATATTTTGCTCTAGAACCTATTTCTACCGGAGATGAGCCTAAATTTTTTAAATATATAAAAATCGACGGTAAATAGACTCTACTTCTTGGATTTGTATTATCTATACCGGAACCGCTAACGAAAAAATTATTTCTATCATTATAAAAAGCAATAGCGTCACGATAAAAATTGGTATCAGTGGAATAGACATTAATATGACGTAAAGAATGCTCAACTTCTACTTTTGAAGCAGAAGCTATTTTATTATTAAATATAACACGATTTAACGAATAATCAAAATAATATCCGTTTCCTATTACGGTACTACCGTTAGGATAAAAAACATCGTTAACATAAATACCAGATATTCCTATAGGAGATGTTAAACCCGTTGGCTTTAAATTAACTCCTGTTTCCCAGATAACATTATGTTTTAAACCCTCCCATACTTTGCCAACTTCAATACCGGGTTGATCAACTGTTCTATATCGAGATACATTATTGCCTAAATAATCAGTTTGACCTTTAAAGATATTAAAATAAGCACCTAATTCCAGTAATCCATAATCGATAAAGGAAACAATATTTTGGACGATTTGATCCTCGACACTGTTTTGCCCATAATATTGATAATAATCTAGATTACTCATGAATTATTATACTCTTTTATCGCTTTATTAAATTCTTCAATAACAGCGGAATTAATTTCTTTTTGAACTTTCTTATCGCTTAAAACTTGAATTATAAAATTAGGATTTTTATCAAATGAATGATCGTTTAATGACCAGCTTTTTCCCGGCGATTTTATCATAAAAGCACGACCTGATCTAGAAACGCCGTCTTTAATATCATCTATATTAAAAGTTATAAAAGCACCATCAACAGAACCTTGACCGTCTAATAACCATTTAAGCCAAGGAACAATGTATTCATTTGAGGAATAAAAAGACTGTTCATCAGATAACAAAGATTTTTTGATTTTATCTGGATCATAGGTAATACTTAATGTACTATCGCCTTCTCTGGCTCTTTGAACGACAATAGATTTAACAACTACATCAACTATCCATTCACTAACTTGATCCGCATCTCCATTCGATAAACCAACAATAGCCGCTATATCTCTATCTTCATCACCGGGATAATCACCTTTTAATCCTCGCCATATTTCATTTCTTCTTAAAGCTTTTTCTATAATAGGAATTATCCGTTCCCTCATTTTATCTCTAACAACTCGACTTATTTTGGGAAGTTCGGAAAATTTAACAAAGTCAAATAATTTTTTTTTAATTGAATTTGTATTTGTTATTTTAATTCTTACATTAGACATTTAAAACTTTCCAATAAGATACAGCGTATCTTGTTTTATTTCCTAGTCCGTAAGGAGCAAATGATTTAACTAACACCGCTTTATTCTTAATCAAAGGATTATCTGAAGATTCAACTTCAATATATTGACCTTGTAAAAATTTAGGAATGTCGGATTTATAACATATCATTTTAAATCCACGATCTTCTATTCTTATTCCAGTACTTCTATAAAAATTATTGGCGTCTAATTGATAAATTCTAGCTTTAACTAAAGTAGTTTTTGCTATTTCTTTATAATTAGAATTTTCTTGTTTATTAGAGCTAGACGCGAAATCAGAAATTTGAGAAGGATTACCGAAAATATCTACATCTTTCATTCCTTCAATACCATTATTATTAGATATTGACGCGACGTTATTTATAAAATAAATAATTATATCTTTGCCTAGTTCATCGATAAATATTGAACTAGCTTCGTTATACAAATCATAAATGTCATTATTTATTAATGCCATATTAAGGAGTGTACGGACCCATAATAGCCTGACCTATATTACCTGCACCTAATTGATACGATTTCTTAGTATCGTCATATTGTTTTTTGTAACCATCTATTAAATCTTTTAATACATCAAGATATTTTCCACCATCTAAAGACGACCGATCATCTGTAATTTTTATACCTGCACTTCTCGACATACGTTTGTATTCTTGTCTAAGAACAATTTCTGCGGCTTTTATAACTAAAAGTGGGGCAAATTTTTCCGATGTAGGATCGGGGCTAATAGAAGGTTCTTCTGTGTCAACTACAAAATTGTTTAAATTTAGATCGGAAAAAACCTGTGTGGCTGCAATAGCAATAAATTTTGATAATCGAATATTATCATAATCTTCCGTATTAGAATCATCTAATACATATTTTAGTTGATTCGCTAAAACGGTAGTCCAAGACATTTAAAACCTCTCTTATACTGTATTTGGATTATAAGCCCGAATAGCGGATAGTGAAACGGTAGTAGTTTGACCGTTATTACAGACAGCCCAAATAGAGCGTACTAATGAATTATCTAAATTAACCGATTCTCCGGAGCCGATAGGCATACCACGAGATACGTTTATATTGCCGCTATCGTTAATACAATAAAAGAATGCATTATTTCCTCTATTGGCTAATACTACATCTTGAAGAATTCCAGAGCCATCTGTAGAGGCGTTGTACAAGAAAGCTCCGTTACTATCAATGACGGTACCTGATCCTAAATTAACCGAGCCTCTATAATAATTAATTGAATTAGAATACCCGGTTAAATCGGTATCGGATGCAAAAGGTTGTCTAATCCACGTTCCATGTAAACCAGAACCATGCCCGGCAACTAAAACCGAATATCCGTTATTATTTACAGGTTGATTATTAGAAATCTTGCTATACATAATAATTTATACACTTATGAAATAAATAAAAACCGGGCGTTAACCCGGTTTATTATCAAGAGTAAAGTTTTCTTTAGAAGCTGGCTAGGAGAGTGGTTCTAGAGTCTAACTGAGCGAAACCGACTTCCATCCAACCGTACATTTCATTCAAGCCTTGACGATGTTTGGTATTATCTTCAAACATTTGTAGATTTTCACGAATAGGCATGACGAAGCTGTTATTTTTGCTCTTATCAATACCGATTGCTAGTTCTACGTCACCAGATGCTAGTGATTTACCTAAAGTTGAGCTGTAATATAGTTGATATTCTTGACCAACACCAAGTTCATCTAAATCTCTTAGTTCGACACCAAAGATTTTAGTCATTTCACGACCGTTATCATCAGTGTAATAGATGTTAGTACGGACTTGATCAGGAATCAAGTTTAGATTCCAAGAACGAATATCATCTAGAGCTTCTGGTGAGAGATAAAGATGAGTTAGTTTACCGCGATTAACTGAGGTAGAGTTACCACCACCGTTTCTACGCATTACTGTTTTGAGCAATGTGACTAATCTTGGGGTAAATTGACCTGCGGCTGCATCAGGATCGTAAACTAAGATGTTACGAGATACACCGGCTGATATGATGGTGTTAAAACCGTCATCGTTCAATTTCTTTTTGAAACCAGCTTCGAGAACTTCTACCATTCTAGCTAGAACATTCCAGTTTGCATCTCGTAAGAATTTACGAGTACAACCAATAGAGTTGCCTATCATATAGGTAGGAATTTCTATGATACTATCGGATGTTACGAGCTTGGTAGGTATACCACCGTGATCTGGTAGTGTAAAAGCGTAAAATTCTTTTTCAGTACCCGGTTTGATCAAGTCGGTTGGATATTTAACGGGTGATCCGTCAGTGTAATCTTCAACCGTAAAGATATCGCCAAGTATATCGCCAGTCAAAACTGTTTGGCGAATAGGTGTTTCTAGTGCTTTAGAAACTTCAACACCGGCTTCTCTCGATTTGGAAGGATCGTTTGATCCCCAATCGTTTAACTTGGCTTTAATCTGTAGTTTTTCTTCGTTGCTAAATTCAAATGGCATTTTTTTACCCTTTATTTATCGATTAAAAATCAACGCGAACTTTAACATAACCGTCTTCATCAGGACGAGAACGGAATTGTCCTATAGCTGGGGCACCCTGAGCCTGTACTGAACTAATTAATCCGCTAGCACCTAGATAGGCAGGCTGACCAATTAATACAGACGCGGCTGTATTTGGTACGATTGAGTTGGTTGTAACTTCACCGGCACGAATAATAGAAGCTCTGTTACCAACTTGTACTTCGAGTCTTTCTGAGAGTAAACGATTACGAGTTAAATCGATGTTTACAAATTCATTATTTAGTACGCCAAGCGGATATCGGCCTGAAGGATTAACTGCAACATCAGCTAGTTGGTTAAAACTATCCATAGCTGCACCTGAACCGGGGGCACCGGTAGTTGCTACTAGGAAAGTGCCACGGGCGGCGGTTTGGTTAAGGAAAAATTCTGTTTCCCAACTTCTAACATTCATATCTGGTTTAAGTGCCATTTGTTAATTACCTCTTATTTTTATACACTAATTATCGACGACCTTGTTTCTTATCAAGAACACTTTTTACAAATTTTTCTAAAGTTGCATTACTAACAGTGGTTTTAGTAGCTGCTACTTCAATATTAACATCATTTTTCGCTTCTACTTTTTCTAATTCTTCAGCAGCTTTTGTTGAAGGCGTAAAATTAGTTACGGTATTATCAGTTGATTTTGTATTGCTTGTTACTGTTTGTTCTGTTGCTTTTTTGAACATAGTAGCTGCAACAGTTTTTGCGGCATTATAAGCATCATCGCTCATAGCTTTATATAGTTCAAGAGCTTTAACTTCATCTTGATCAACAGCACCGAATGATTTCATTTCGGTTAATCTGACTTGTGCTTTATAATCAACTACTTCAGCTTTAGCTTTATCAAAAGCTTCAGCGACTTGTTTTGCACTATCTTTTGCTTCGGCGAGTGCTTTTTCTGCACATTCCTTATCTTCTTTCATTTTAGCCATTTGCTTTTCAGCTTCGGCTTTTTCTGAAGCATAGCTATCTTCCATAGATTTAATTTTAGCATTTGCTTCAGCTAGTGCTTTTTCAGCTACTTCTTTAGCTGAATTTAGTTCTGCGAGCTGTGCTTCGTAATTAACGGTTGCTGATTCTTTGGCAGTATTTGCTTCTGACATATTTTGTACCTCGATATTATTTAATACACTATTTTTAGCTACAAGCTTAAAAAGATCACTATTATTACTGTCTTCAAATTCGGAATTCTGAGAAATAACTTCAGGTATTATAATAGATTCTTTATTTGCTGGTTTATTTACAAAACCAATACCTGAAAAAACAATATTTTTTAACCATTTGCCGACCAAATAATTTTGACCATCAAGGTTAATTTTTCCTGTACCTTTATTTTTTCTAAGATAATTATCTAATCTAGATGTATTTTCAGTTTTATCTATTAAAGTAATTGAATCTGAACCTTCTTTTCTTAAAGCGTATCCGTAATTTTTAGACAAACATTCCATAGAAACAAAAAGAACATTATCGCTGATTTGTTCAGCTATTTTTTCAGCATAAGTAGGAAAATACTTATCCCAAACCAACATACCTACTAAAATATGGTATTTATTTTTAGAGGAAGTTTCGCTAATAGGTAAATAATTTTCATCTAATACTAAATAATTGGTTATTACGCCAATCGTTTCATTATCTTCTTCTTCACCGTTATGCTGCCAATTTACCGGTTTATTTAAAACTGTAATTGCCGCTTTTAACGTTTCTTCTGGCGAAAAAACATCATCATTAGCGTTCCAATTACTTGTTACCATAATAGCAGGTATCCAAGTAGAACCTAAATCAACATAATCGGGTTTTATTTTTTCAACCGATAAACGTAAGTTTGATCTTAAAATATCATCAATAGATGCTATAGTCTTTTCGCTAGAGTCAATAATAGATTTAAGATCATTCGTCATTATTAATTTATACACCTTGACTTAACAAAAACGCCTCTATCTTTAATGTGTCTTTGTCTTCTTTAGATACTTTATCGGTTTTTAAATCCGATAAAAGTTCTCTAAAAATATTATTAAATTTATTATATTTATCATAATTAATACTAGCGATTATTTTTTCTGGATCATTTGAATCGTTTAGACTGGCATTAGCAAACGTATGATCAATTAAATTCTCTAGTTGATCCTTTTGGTCTTGTGTTAATTTCTTAACATTACTCACTTCATAATGTTCAATAATAATAGAAGTTATCTTTTCTTCTATTTCTTGATAGATGTTTTTAGCTAATATTATTTCTGACGCTTTTCGTTTTCTTGGTTCTTTATCTTTTGATCCAGATGGTCTTCCCGGTCTTTGATTATATGAATCTTGTATAGACATATTACTAGAATTGTCTTTACTGTTCATTTTTTGAACTTTTAGTTCATGTTCTTGCTGATATTTTAAGTCAGGATTATGATAAGGACTAGCTTTAGGAGGTAATTCATCCTTATCTCTTTTTTCTTCTTGTTTTTGAATTCTCAATCTTTCCAAGAAGGGGTTTTCGCCTAAATATTCAATAACTTTATCTTCTGATAAGATATTTCTATCGGCCAAATCCATTAATACTTTGACGTGTACATTATCATCAGTAAAATTAGGTATTCTAAATTTTACTAAAGGTTTATCACTAAAACCCATATTATTATGTATAATGTTAATTTCAAAATTAAGCCATTCTAGTAACCGATCTCTTACTATCGCTAATTTTGTTACTAATG